ATCAGCATGAATACTAGATATTGTTGCAACTGGCCCAAATGGTATTGTAAATGTGCCGCTGGTTTCATCTAAATAATAACTTCTATTTTTTGCAACAATATCCCTTGAAATATAATTCTCACACCATATCCTAGCTTGAGTTATTTGCCTTGCAATAATCGCATCATCAGCTGTTGTATCTATTTTTGCAAATAGTTTTAAATCAGCGGATGTAACAATTTCCGACCCAGTAGTTGAATTAATCTTTACTTGCCTCATTTTTGGTTTCTTTAGATTTTAATTTTAGTTCTTTAGTTTCTTTTTTTGGCTTAGCTTCTTTTTTAACAATAGCTTCACCCCATCCTTTAGAAATCCATTTACTTGAATTAAGTTCGTTAATTTCAATTATATCACCCTCATTGTAATTACGACCCTCTTTACTAATTGGTATTAAAAGTTTTATTTTCATGATATTAATTTTATGTAAAGATAAAAAAAAAGTGCCACTAGGTTTTTAATCTAATGGCACATCAAACTTATTTATGAAATCAATGCAAAGTTATTAAAATTTTCTTTATACTTTCCATTGATATTTATTTTCAAACAAGATTGGCCTAAGTTTGGAATTATAAAAAAACCATTATTACCCTCATCCCACAAAGCAAAGAAATCAACAAATTTTTTTTCATAAGATGGCAAACCAGTACGCCTTAATGTAATTTGAATACTGTTTTTATGCCTTCGCCTATCTTTGCCTAAATATTTGATTTGTATTTTAAACATAACACCATCCTTCTCAAGAATACAATCATAATAACTTGAACCTATAAGCGGAGTTGATACATTGTAACCATGTTGAATGGCAATTGCCGCAAAATGACATTCCGCAAAACAACCCTTTTGGTTATGGTTCATAAAAAAGAATATATAAAAAAAACCAGCTAAATTAATAACTGGCTTTTTAACATTCCAAGATTTCAAACAAAACAACAATTACAAAAATTTATCCTCGGAATGTACTATTTTATGAATATCGTTAGCTAATTTATATATCCTTATTTTTTTTATAGGCGGCAAATTATCCCATGTTTTACGTTCAATAGAACCTTGTATCATGTCATCAATATGTATCATTTTTTTACTGCTCATTTGTCAATATTGAAACACCAAAAACACATAGTATTGTGGCTGTTAAAAAGTCACTTGATAGTAACACTACCCTAACACTCAAAAAGAACATTATAAACGCTAAAAAGTGCTTTAAATTAGGTTTGCTCATTATCCTTAGTTATTTTAATTAAACCTTTTGAGTAGTTTTTAAATAAATTATTAAATACATCCCTTTCATTTTTTCTTTGCCTTTTAGCTTTATTTAAATTGTGTAAAAATTTATTTCTATTTGCCATGATTATTTTTTATCTATTAGATTTATTAATTTTCTTTGTACTTTTTTATTATTATAAGCTAATGAAACAACATCATTTTGCAAATCATTTACTAATGACTTTGCATTTTTTATTTTATTTTTATTAATTGCCTCAATTAAAAAATCTATTGTAACCCATATATTTGAGTAATATGATGAATCGCTTATTATATCTTGCCTAATATTTTCTAGTTGTTTTGCCATAATTATACATCTAACATTAAGAATAAACATATTGTGTAAACAACTACATGAATGGCAATTAACCACTTCCAGTTGTTAGGGTCTTGTTTTAAGAATTTTTTATACATATCAAACATTGTCTTTATTTTTAATTAGTGATTTAGATAATTCATGCAGTAATAATTGTCTATAACCTTTTGGCATTTCAAGTGCCTTGTCTTTTATTTTATTGTAGTATATTATTTTCATATTAAGCAATTACCTTATCCTCAAATTTAAAAATGCCATTATTATAAATATTCAATGCTTCTTTAATTGAATAACAAGCTGTTGTCATTAAACCAAAATCACCACCATTTTCAAAATGAAAACCATTGTTTGCTACTAAAACATATTTAGGTGGTTTTTCGCCATCAATAATACTGTCGGCTAATAAACCCCAGTTAGGTAAATTGTAATCTATTCTACAATAACCTTGTGCATCTAATTCTTTTTTTGAATTTACTTTTTTTAAATTTATTTTCATATCTAAGTTTTTAAAAGGGGGGTTTTACACCCCCATTGTTTTTATTTAATTGAATAATCTAAAGTTTTACTTTCTTGTTTGTTAAAATCAAATCTTTCTAGTAACCTACATATTTTAATATCTAGGTTAAATAAAACTTCCATTTGTTTGTTCAATTTGTCATAACCCTTAACAGTTCTAACATTCATTTGTTGGTATCTATTATATTTCATACCTAATTTAGTTATTGATAATTGGTATTCTAAATCTTGCTTGTTTATAAATCTTACAGTTTTATAAGATTTAATTTCTACTGTTTGTGTTGGGTTGATTTGTACTTTCATAATAATAATTTTTATTGTTTTGTTTTTAATTATACTCCAAAGATAAAAGAATTTTTTTAAATACAAAATATTTTTTGCATTTATTTTTAATTTATTTCACTTTACCCCATAAAAAAAGGGGTAATAAATACCCCTTTAATTAATATAATAGTTATTATTATGGCGTTTCTAGTGCCGCTTTTGCAGTACTGAATGTTCCATCTATAATACCATTTGGTAAATAAGTTGCTAGTGCAACTCTTTCCATTACTCTAACAGTAACAAAACCATCTCTTACGTTAGTTCCATCCTCTGTAAAGAACTCAACAGATACGTTATCTCTAACCCATAATTGAGCCGCTTGACCAAAGTTACCAACTAGGAATGTTCCTGGGTTAACTTCGTTATTTACAGCGATTGGCACACCTAAGAAATTAGGTTGTAACCCTTGATACACTTGGTCCTTAAGATAGTTATTAGTAGTATCTTTTAATAATAGGATTTTGTGAAAATCAGTTGGGTTAAGTAAAATATAATCAGCTTTGTAGTTAGCAATCTGTAATTGATTGATAGCCGCTACAAGTACATCAAATTCGTTTGCTGATTCAACTGAATGATAAAATTTACCATTAGCAGAAACATCAAAGTTTGTACCTGAGTTATAGAAACCATTTAAATTTGGAGCTGAACCATTACCACCTAAAATTTGGTCATCCTCAACTTCCATTAATTTAGCTGGTACCCTAGCTGATAAATAGCTAGAAATTTGTGGCGTATCGTGTAGCATCTCATCTGAGATTCTTAAATACGTTCCAATTTTTCTAACATTAGCATCAGTCGCAGTCATATCAAAGTCAGTTTGACCTAGTGTTGCTCCTTCTGCCGCCGCCGCCGCACCATTGCTATATCCACTTTCTTTTACATATCTAACAACATCACTATTAGTTGAACCAATAGGAATTATTTGTCTAATGTTTTGTGGAGTTGTAGGGTCAAATTTGTACCCTGGTATTCTTTGTGGTGGTATAACATCGCCACTAAAGTCAGCCGCAACAGTCATATCAGCTTTGATATCAAATGATGCCGCTCTGTTTGAGCCATTTCTCATTGCATCTAATGCACCCTCTTTGATAGCTTTTGTTAAGTTACCAGAAAATGATTTGTCCTCTTTTTGAGATGCTTCAAATCTTTTTTTACTAGATACTTCAATAGCATCCATTCTCTCAGTAAATTTTTGTGTTAGGTTTTTGATTTCGCCTTTTAATGCTTCATCCGCCTTACCAGTTGCTGAATCAACTGCTTGTCCATGTGCTTTTTCCAATTTAGCATCGATAATATCGCCTAATTGGTCAAGCTGGTTTTTTACATTTTCATCCATTTTAATAGAATTTTTTTAAAGTTTATTAATTAAGTATTTGTAAATATCAACCTCTTGTACCATTTTTTCAACTGGCTCAGTAGTTTCCTCAACTGGCTGAGTAGCGTTCATGAAATATGTTTTGAGTTTAAGTATTTCCGATTCTAAGGCATAACCCATATCATCTGATATATTGCCTTTTCTAAGTAGCTTACAAATGTTGTCATAACGCTTGTAAACTTTGTCAATATCAACCATGCCTTTGACATCTAATATTTTGGCCTGGTCATTTGCCGCTAATGTAACAGCACTAATTTCATATAGTTTGACTTCTTTTATCTCTCTATAATCGCCCTTGTTTTCTTTTATTATTGGCATAATACCAACAGAGTTTTCAGTAATAACACCAGCTTTCATCAATTCAATAACATCATTACCTAATTGAGTTTTTGGTATTTCAGCTGTAAAAACTAAACCTTTGTCATCCTCATATAATTCAGACATTTTACCGATAGGTTGCATCATATCATGTTGATATAAATATTTTACTCTATTGCCATTTTCTTGTATTGTCTTTTGATATGCACCCTTGCGGATTATATCCATGTCGCTATCCTTATTATCAAAATAAGAACCATAACCTTTGACAATATTGTTTTTTTCATCAAAGTCAATAATTTCATCGCCTATTGGAGCTGATTTATATATAAAATCCATAATTATATTTTTTACAAAATTACTAAATTAATTTAACTATATTAATTGACCACCAGCAAGGCCAAAACCAATATTATCTAACTGGTTAATTGTATTAGCATCTTTGACTGGTAAATATACAGCTGAGCATCTACAATTTATAACATTACGAGCCGAACCCTCACCTGGTCTTGCAATATATTCATTACCAACATTAAAATCCTCTTTTTGTGGCCGCTCTTGATTATTAGCTCTATTGTGCCAATCTCGCTCCCTACCATCTAAGGATGCGGACCATCTTTTGATTAAATCCCTACCAGCAAAAACACTTAATGCACTACGCTCAATTCCATAATTTGCCGCTCTTGTCGTTTCTGTTCTTACTACTCTTAGGGCTTGATACCTTGAATATTTTTTTAATTGTTTTTTTAATATCCTGGCTTTTGCATCAGCTCCAAGGGCCATAAATTCCTGGTCTTGAAATAACCTTTGTATAACTTTAATAGCTGTTTTTTTACCAGTATTAGCAACCCCAGATATTTCAAGTGCTGTATATTTTTGAGCATAAGCCATAAATGCCAATTCCCATTCAGTTAAATATTTTCTAAAATCAACGCCTTTGTTTATATACAAGTCAAATGTTTTAGCATACCATTTAGCAAAATGCATTGATGTATCTAAATAAAGCTCATCATATAATTTTCTTAAATCATTGTATTTAAATAAATCATTGTATCTAATATCATTATAAGTAATCATATTATCAACTGCTATGTTATATTGGCTTTGGTAAAAATCTCTAAATCTTTTAGCGTTACGCCTTTCAGTTATTTTTCTTTGTTTTTCATTTGCATTTTTCCATGCATCACCAAATTTTTTAGATAGCTTAAATGTTTTAGTATCTAATAAATTTTCATCTTTATTTTCATATTGAGAATAACAAAAAGCAATACGCTGGTCAGCATCAGGAAAATCATTTCTAGCTTCATCATCAATAACACATCTAGCAATAAATTGTCTTTGTGTTTCGCCTTGATTTGGTGTTGGCATTATTCTTTTATTTGATTTAATTTACGTTCACTATATGTTAACATACTTTGGCCACCCCATCCTAAAAATGCAACATAACCTTTATCACGCCATGGTGTATCTTTATATTTAGGATTTATTTTATTATAGCCACCGCCTTTGGTCCTAGATAAAAAACTAAATGTCCGCTTTAATGTTGACAATGAAAGTTTTTCCCTAGCAATTAATTGGTTCATTCTTGAAAGGCCAATTGATGTCATACCATCAACCTCATCACGCCCATGTTTGTCAATCCAATTTTTAACTCTTTTAGCATTATTAGTTGCACTTTGTGGATAATCAGAATAACCCTCGGCCTTATACTCATCATATTTTTCATTATCAACAGCATCCATGTACTCATCATGACTTTCAAAAGGCATAAAAACTGGTTCGCCATCGTATGTATGTTGATGGCTTCCTGAGCCGCCAAGTTCAATAGCTCTATCCTCAGCTTCTTGTTGAGTTGTATAAACATCAGTCATTCCGCTGACTAATGATTTAATATTTGTGTTAGTTATTAGATTTTTTTTTTTACTATCATCCTCATTGTCAACTTCAATATCATTTATTGGAGTTTCAACAACATCTGGCAAATCAATATCATCACCACTAGCTGGTATTAAATTAGCTGGTATGTAATAATCATTAAGTATAGGGTTTTGTTCATCATGGTCATAACTCATTGCCGCTCTTTTTTCATTTGGAGTTAACCACCATGCCTTAGACATTTGGTCCACAATTTTGTCAGTTTCCTCTTGTAATTCTGGTATAACACTAAAGTCATATTCAATACAAATATCATCACCATACATTGGAGCTAACCATCTATTTAACTCATCTTGAATTTTCATTAACTCAGGAATAACACAATTTTGATATAATGCCTTTTTAGCTTCCTTCATATTGTTATATGTTGAGCTTTCAGTATTATTTAATAATTGTACTGGCACATTGTAGATGTTACATAAATCTTTAATTGATGCATTATATTGCTCAATTAAACTCATGTCACTAGCATTTAAACCAAAGTTAACCCATGATAATTTTTTTGGAGTTATAATAATATCACCAGCTTTTTTACTACCTTGATGCTCCTTCCTAAATTTATCTTTTAATTGTTGAGCTTGTACCTCATTTAAATCACCCTCATCACTCATTAATAAACCCCTAGCTGTCTGGTTTTGTAAAAATTTAACTCCGCTTTCTGTCGCCTCATTGTTAGTAGTCATTGAACGTAAACCAGCTTTTAGAGGTGATTGACCATAAAGATGTGAACCAGTACCATCATAAAAAGGGTTAAAATCTTTTATATGGCACATTTGGTTAGCTGGTATATGGTATGTACCATTATACTCAATAGTATATGATTCTACTGGCTTCATTATACCCCCAGAATTTATTTCCATAATCTGTGATGGCATAATGTAAAGCTCAGTATATTTATTTATGTTTTCACCAGTTTCTGGTCCAATACCATAAATGTAGCGGTTACCAGTTAATTTACCAAAGGCAATCATTTCAGTAATCCAAGTTGCATAGGATTGAGCTGGATTTGGTCGCTCTAATAGTTTATGTAAATCAGTATGCTCAAGCTCAACAAGAGCGTGTTTTTTTAACATATTAGATTTAAGCATAACATTAGGGTCAGCAATACCACTACTCATTGCCTTATATCTTTTATAGCTATTGTCATTTACCTTACGATAAATGTGATAGGGTATTGTAGATGCCGCCTTAGTAATAATATTTACAATTGAATAAATAGTTGCATTTTTTCTGTAACCATCATTTATATAGGTTTCATCATTTTCACTATTCCAAACAATAGTATTGCCGAGCCAATTATAAATTGCTCGGTTATATTGTTCACTTGTATTTTGGGATTTACTGGTTATTATAGACCTTAACCTATCAAAGAATGTTGCCATTAATATAAAATTTTATGTAAAAATACAAAATAATAAATTCTTTTTTATACAACAAAGAAATCGTTACGATTCCGCCACCTTGAATAAACACAATATCTAATGCTATCAAGCAAATGGTCTTGTTGATTTGCTTTTGGTTTATTAATTATTGTGCCATCTTTTAGCTCATCATATATGTAACCGATTTGCTCTTTAAGAATGTTTGTTGATTCCTCACTAACATATATATCAAACTCTTTTAATAAGCTGATACCAGCATTAATTGAACCTTGACCTTTTACAGCACCTTTGGCCCAGATACTCATTTGTCTTAATTCCTCAATTGATTTTGGTTCGGCACTATCACAATACATTAGCATATTGTCTAATTTGCTATCCTTAATAAAATTTGCGATGTCTCTGTTAGTCATTCCTTTTTTATAAATTAGCTCATGTATGTATAAATTATTTTTATGTTTACCAACTTTTACAATTCCAAGATTGTCCTGGCTAAATCCAAAATCACATCCCAGCACCTCATCATCTAATTGTGGAAAATCTTTATAAGGAATATAATTCCAATTCTTAAATATTTGTTTTTCACTAAACTCAGCTCTTTGGCCCTCACCATATACACGCCAGTAATCTGGGTCACGCTCTTTAATCCTTTCAATTTCATCAACTAACTCTTTTGGTAAAAACTTATTATCCTTATATGTGCTTATAAATAATGCCGCATCATCACGCTCAGCTAAATCATATAAATAGTGTACTGGGTCTGATGGGTTAAAATCAATATAAATATTTTTTCTGGTCCGCATTACCAATTGCTGGTAATCCTCAAAAAATAATTCATTACCCTCATTAATCCATAATACATCCCTAGCTGAACCCCTTATTTTTTGTGCATCATCCGCACTAAACATTTCTAATGTATGGCCATTGTATTCAAAAGTGTTTTCTGTTTTATTATGCACTCCATGCCAGTAGATACCCAGCTGTTTGGATATATGTAAAAAATCCCTTAATACTGACCTTTTAAGAGCTGGTAATGTTTTACGAACTATTGATATTGTTAGTGGCTCTTTATGAGTAGTCATTAAGTATAAACAGTATTGCATTAGTGACCAAGATTTACCGCTTCTAGTACCGCCTTGAAATATGTTTAATCTTTTATCTGAGTTAACCGCCTGGTAAAATTGTTTATTGCAATACTCAGTTACTTTTTGTCTTTGGCTGGTGTCCATTCAATTAGTTTGCTTTCAATAGTGCTATCGTGCTGTATTTCTTGTCTCTCGATATACCCTCTTTTTTTCCCTTTTGTTTTTAATAAAAATATAGTTGCTGTTACATTGCCCTCTCGTATCTGTTCATGTAATTGGCTTTCCGCAAAATCTAATGTAACATTCTCAATGTCTTTTACCTTGGCCGCATAATCTGGGTCCTTCTTTAACCAATTGTAATGTGTTTGCCTATCAATGCCAACTTGTTTTACAGCTGTTGTAACAACTGATAAACTTTTTTCCAATGCTTTAAGCATTAATCTTTTTTTATGTGTCGAAACTTGTCTAATTGCCATTTAACAAAAATACATAAAAAAAAGGGAGTTGTGAAACCCCCTTTGATTACCTAATGCCAATAGAATTAACCTGGCTTTTTATATTAGGTTTTTATATTTCTCTAACCCTATGATATTCACATTTATTAAAATTAATAGAACCAAAATTATGACCCTTTTTAGAATATCTAACTCCATTATTTTTTGTATTTTTTAATGTATAAGTATCTTTTTTAGCACCATTTAACCACTCAGTAATAATTGTTTTACCATTTCTTTTAATATCAATTATTTGTGCTTTATAAGAATCACCATTAACTCCAGTAGATACTTTCATGCCAATTAATTTTTTTCTATCATTTTTATTAAGTGATAAATAATAGTTGTAAAAATCTTTGTCAGTAATGTATAAATTTTTCATTTGTTTGTTTTGTTTTAATTATTATAATCTAAATTTAATTGTTCTACTACATCCATTGGATTATCAAATAAAAAAGTAAAGTGCATTACTTCATCATCAAACATCATTTCTAATTTACCTTGTCTTTGTAATTTTTTAAGTTCTTTCTCTAGTTCAAATAATCCTATAAATTTAAGACCTTTTCTTATTGATGATTGATTTTTAGGCCCTACCCATTCGCAAACTCTTATTCCATTTTGGTCAACGAAAGTATATTCAAATTCTTGATTTAATTCTTGTAATAATTGTAAATAATTCATTTGTTTTGTTTTAGTATTAATATACAGCTAATATACAAATATTTTTTTAATTACAAAGAATTTTTTTAATTTATTTTAATTATTTTAATATTTATGCAAAAAAAAAGGGAGCTTTTAAACTCCCTTATAATTCATATTAGGTTTTTATAGTTCTTTTATTTCTTTTAATGATTCATTTGCTTTTATCATTTTTTTTGCAAATAAAATAACCTCAGATTGATTTGTTCTTAAATTATTATCATCTTTACTGTCATCGCTTAACCAGTTTAATAATATTTGTAACTCACCAACTGTATGGTCACTCATAACTCTAACAGCTATACCAGTAGCATTTAATTTAAAATTTATTGAACCAGTATAAGATGATTCAACTGATAGTTTTAAATCTAATTTAGCAACTTTTACACCGCTTTCAAAAGTTTCAATTTTGTTTAATTTTAATTCATTCATAATTGTAATTTTTAATATTAATTTGTTTGTTTAATACAGCTAAATTACAAATATATTTTAAATAACAAAATATTTTTTCAATTTATTTTAATTATTTTGCTTTTTTTCATATAAATACAAGTATAAATCCCATATTTTACTACTGGCTATTGATTGATTTTTATAAGTATCTGGTGATTTAATAAATAAACCATTGTCGCTTATTTCAATATGACATTCTTTTTTATGCTTTATAGGTACTATGTAGATTTTAATATTATTATCTAAACACCAGCTTTGAGCTTTCAAATACTTGTTCATTCTGTGCCAGATATTATATCCTTTTTATTTTGTTCATCAACAAGTAATGAAAAACCTAAAAACAAATAGTTTATTGCATCAGCATAACGACTATCAATTGGCTCAGCTTGTTTCATATTTGGATTACCAGCATGAGTTAATATAGCTTGTATATGTTTATTAAAAAACACCGCCCAAACTTCCATAGGTTTTATACCTATACTTTCAGCAGTTGTTTTAAAATTGTTTAATACATCTATACTTTTATTTGTGTATTCTGGTTGCTTAGCATCCATTATATCCTGAGCTTTATTTAATATATATTCTCTAGTTTCTTGATATTCTTTTTGATTCATAATTTTTATTTAAAATGGTACATTATCTTTTATTATTTCTAATTTTTTATCAGTATTGTAAATTGGTTTATATATGCCGCCATTGTCAAAATCTGGTGCAATCTCAAAATCACCTAATTGGCCATTTTCTTTACGCTTTACTTTTTCAACATGGATTCTAACAACATCGCTTTTATATTTAGTTTTTTGGCCTATGCATCTATATGCAATTAAACCATTATATGCCTTATTAAAAAAATCAGCTGAACCAGAAATATCATAAAGAGTTGGTTTTTTATATACACCACCCTCACTTTCAATTTTTCTAGGATGTGCCACTAAAAATAAATGTGTATTAGTTTGCTGACAAAATTGTGTTATTTGACTTAATATTTTTCCTATGTAACTAAAATCTCTTTGTGCGGAATGGTCTAACATATTATAAGGGTCTATAACACATACATTGATACCCTTTTGAAATACAAGCTCCCTAAATGCATTTAAAATGCCTTTAAGGGTTAAGTTTTCTAAATCAATCTTAATCCAAAAAAAATGGTCCATTATAAAATCCTTAGTATTATTTAAATCATCAGCATTACAATTTTTATTATTTAATTTATTTGCTATTCTTTTAATATGGCCCTCGTATGGAAAACTCTCTGGCGAAAACATGGCACATCTAAAATCATGTTTTGTAGCTAAGTTGCATAGTATTTGGTCCAATATATCAGATTTACCACTATTAGGAATACCGCTTACAACTGACCATTCACCAAATGCCATTTTAAAATAATCATCTGACCCTGGTAAACCAATACTATAATTAGTAATGCCATTATCATTAAAATTTAAAACATCATTCCAAATATTATCAATATTTAAAACACCTTCTAATGGAAAGTTTTTAGCTTCTTTAATTATATTTCTTAAAGTTTCCGCACCTTTACTAATTAAAACTTCATTAGCATCTTTATAATCACCAAACTCAACATACTTACAACGATAGTTTCCAAACCGCCTAGCCAGTTCATTTCTTAATTGTAAACCAGCATCATCATTATCAGTACAAAGTATTATTTCTTTTTTATCTTTAAAATATTCCCAACAATTGTCTAAATATTCCAATTTTTGTGAACCTTTACTGGCTCCATTAGGAACTGAACAAACACTATATAAACCAGATTCATGTAAACTTAAAGCATCCATTTCACCCTCAACTATATAACATCTTTTAGAATCATTTAGATTATCAATACCATAAAATATTAATTCAGCACCAGAAACTAATTTAAAATTCTTTTGACCATCCCTATATTTAACATTAATAACCTCATTTGACCTATAATAATTAAAATTTATACATCGCCTTTTTGCTTGAACTTGAGGCATATATTCTAATGATTCGCCTATTTTCCAATGTATTAATGTTGGTTCTGTAATGCCTCTAGTATTAAACCATTTAATTACTTTGTCATTTAAATTACAATTAACTTTTGGTGGTAAAACATATTCAACCTTTTGTTTAAATTTTACATTACCACCCCAACCGCAATTATGACAATTATATAAACCCTCATTTATATCAACAGATAAACAATCATCTTTTTTGTTTTTTC